CTGTTTACTCAATTCTGCGTAAATTCTACTTTCTAAGTTAGCAAGAAACTTGTTAACGTTACTGTTTTCTTTTTCCCGCTCAGCTTCTCTAGCCGCGGACTTTTTATCCGCTTCTATATCCTGCTTGCGCTGGAATGTTAAGTTTTCTATTGTAAGTAAATGACTGCTATAGCCAATACCATTAAATGCTGGACTGTTAAAGTTATAGCGTAACTCATCAGCTGTTGCCGCACTAACGAAAAACATACCTACTAAAAACCCTAATACAAAAGACCAAAAGCCAAACTGCAATACTGCTGATATAGTATATGTTGCTGGGTTTGACTTTTTAAACTTTTGCCACGCCGCTTTTTCATAATCACTTCGATAATTCATCTTTCTTCTTAGCTCCTTGTTCCTTGGCTTTTTCTTTTTCTTCTGCTTTTTTTAAATTTTCTCTTGCCTTAGAATCTAATTCTAATATCATGTTTAACTTTTGATTCAATCTAATCAAATCATTGTCTAACATTCTAATCCTGTCGATCAGTGCGATCAGTGTAGTCTGTGCTTCACTTAATACAGGATCAATTTCTTTTGTTGCCCACTGCCATACATAGTACACAAAATAGCCCAAGCCCATTGCGGCTATAATTGGAAAACCATATTGATTAATTGCACCTACTAAATCGAACTCTTCCATTCCCAATCCTATTTAAACTGTATCATCTCGTGATCTCTGTGAGGAGTATATCCCCGCTTTGCCCACTCTTCATATCTATGTATATCCCAGTACTGCGTAAAAATGTGAGGAGTAAAAAACATTGCTTTGAACTTTTCTGTAATGACTACACAGTTCATTATGTCTTCACCTTCCATCGTTTTTGTTACATACGCTGTATCACAATCCCAAAAATATTTTGATAACTCCTTAAACCCCATTGTGTCGATGTTTAGTGCGACAGCAACCGCCACCGCTGTTAGCATTTATTCTCCTTTATATCCTCTTTTGTCCCACTGCTTAACTCTGTTATGTTCGTGGTACTTTGTAAATTCTTCTTTATTTAGAAACGTTGACTGAAACGTATCTGTAATCTTTAAACAAGGTGCAAGTATAGCACTGGTCATTTCGCCTGACATATAAGCAGTATCGCAGTTCCAATATGCATCTTCAAGTTGTGTAAAATTTAAACTATTAAGGCTTGTTGCGGCTACTAGTATCAGTTCTGCTAACATCAGTCTCTCCTTATATATAATCTGTTCCGTCAAAGTGAATAGCACGACCATTGTCCTGTTCACCGATTGATTCTTGTATTTTAAAAATTTTCTCTGCTCTTTCTCTTCTATTATCTTCTGTTAAATGTCCCGGGAACGTTGCATAATAAATTCCTTTGCGTGACTGTGCAAAGGCTCGCATAATCATAAAGTTTGTTATTTTTTGTAAGCCATATGGCATGTATTGCCATTGTGTGTTGTTTTTATCTATAGTTAAACTATTCCCCCAACCCAATTGCCAGCCAACTTTGGTATGCTCACTTATCTTTGAAGTTAGTAACTTGATAAGATAAACCGGCATCTGACAGTTTATCCATTGGGTATAAGTCCAATTTCGTAATTCTTGTCTGTTGTTTGATACTTGTAGATCATCAAACTTAATTTGTATACCTGCATAATGGTTAAAGAACACACCATCTAAATTTGGCAGATGTTCTACTATTTCTTTAAGTCTTGTTATGCCTAAGGTTTCCCATGAAATTTCTAAAAAGTTACAATCGTCGATACTATGACTTCCCATACTCCATACAGAATATCCTGCGTTAAGGTAACATTTAGTTAAATCATAACCAAAATTCCTCCCACACCCCACTAGCAGAACATTTTTCAATTAATCTCTCCTAGCATCATTCTTACCGTCTGCTCTAGCAATACGGTTTAAATCTGGTGTAACTCCAAATGCGTTACTCATTAGCGTGTCAATACGTATAACATCGTGGTTCATAGTCTTAACACGATTATCTAATGCGTGAATAATACCTGTGAGCCCTTTAACTGAACCCATAACACCATCTAATATGAAACGCATAGTGAGGAATACAAAGTATCCGCCTGCTATTGCCGCGGCAATTGGAAAACCAACTTCGCCTACAATTTTGAGTATATCGCCCATTCAGAGTTATCCTTATTAGTATTAGGTATTTAGTTATTTTTGGATTGGGTAAAGTGAGCGTAAATAATACTATGAGAAAACTACTGCTATTATTATTTTGTTTCCCGTTGCTGGCTCAAGCAGAATATAAAGACTGGAGCAAGTGGGATAAAGAAATGTTTTGGACTGATATGGCATTAATGGCCACAGACCATTTAACCACAAGAGATATGGCTAGTCGTTATGACGAAGGGTATCAAGAACATAATCCACTATTGGGTGAGCATCCAGATAAGGATACTGTAGATTTATTTTTTCTAGTAAACTACATTTCTCATTATTATATTACAGACTATCTTACCAATGAGGAACATAGAGCTTGGTACTTAACTGCTAGATTTGTAGTTAATGGTGCGGCGACCGTTAATAATCTTAAGATTGGTCTAGGATTTCGATTTTAGTATCGTGCTTGAAACGCTTACAAACTTCTTCATAGAACGTATCTAACTCTCCACCAAACTTACCTGTTAAGTGTTCTGCTAGATCATTACACAACTTAGCATCGCCTGCTTTATTTGCTTCAACAAATTCATTATGTAGTTTTTTCCAATGTTCTAACATTGTGAGTTCTGTCATTGGAATTTTATCTGCTTCTACAATACACCAAGTATCCATTAAATTATTATCAATACGGTTAGGCTCTAACTCTAAGATTAGATAACGTTCGTGCATTTCTTCAGTAGGCTTTTGCCAAATAATGTTCATCTCTTTACTATCCCTTGTTGTTTATATACCTGTTGGACTGCTCGTGCTTGGTAATAACAATCAATAAGTGCATTGTGTGCGCCTTTAGCACCTTTATCCCTAGGATCACCATGTACACCAAACAGTGTACGACTATCACGTATTTGCCAAAACTGCCAAGGTGTTGGACGCTCCATTTGTCTATATAAGTTTTCTAGTATAACAATATCAAATGCAGGACCTTGGCACCAGATATTATTACTGCCAACTAAAAATCTATTAAGTTGGTCAAGCATGTCGTTCATACCTGTACGGTCGTGATCACCTAGTGCTTCCTCACGTACATCTTCTGCTTGTTTGCCCCACCATGCTAGTGTTTCGTCCTGTATGTGTCTACCCATGCTGATTTGTTCGTCAACATTACATCTGATATAAAGTCCGTTGTCAGTGTCTACATCAGCGGCCCAAGGATCAAACTTAACAGCACCCAATGTTAGGACCACAGATTCGGGGCGAGTACTGAGTGTCTCTATATCTAACATTATGTCCATAATTAAACGGCTGGTTCTAGTTTAATGTTGAGGGGGAATCCGTTGTTGCGAGCAAGTACTGTAACTTCTACACCTTTTTGCTCAGCTATTTCGTATGGTAGTGTTTTAACTACGCTACTACCATCTTCGTGAATCTTAACAGTAATTTCTTGTGCTGTTTCTTCACTGTGGTGAAAGATTGCTTTCAATGACTCTATTACAAACTCCATAGTAGTAACATTGTCATTAAAATATATAACATTATACATGCTAGGTGGTTTAACAACTACTGTTGTTTCTACTTGGGGTTCTACTATTGTTTCTGTTTTACTCATAGCTCGCAATCATTAGTTATTAGTAAAGTGGGGGAGTATAAACAACTCCCCCGGCTGTTACACTATATTATATTACTTAGCGAAAGTAATTGCAATCTTTTGTGGCTTTTGTTCGTCCGGAACGATGTGCTCAAGACTGATTGCAAGTATACCATTCACTACTGTTGCACCTTTGATCTCAACGTTTTCGTTAAGAGTGAAAGTGCGAGAGAATGTACGGGCACTAATACCTCTGTGTAAGTATTCCTGCTCGTCTTTGTCCTTCTTCTCCCCAGTGACGGTTAAGACGTTGTCTTTGTATTCAACGTTCAACTCATCTTCACCAAAGCCTGCGACTGCAACTTGGATTGCCCAGTTGTTTTCATCCACTTTGATGATATTGTATGGAGGGTAGTTTTCTGCTTTTGAGTTAGCGAACGTACGATTTAGTTCGTTAAACAATCTATCAAAGCCAATGGCGTGTCTGTTAATAGATGCAGAAAAGGTAGGGAGGTCAAAGGTACTAAGTTTGTATGATGTCATAATATTCTCCTTTCATATAAGCAAGTTATGACTTGTGATTTGTAGCCCGACTATCGGCACTACACATATATTTATACAGGAGAATTAGTCTTTTGTCAAGAACTAGTACAATTTTTTGGGTAACTGTTCGTCCATAAGTTTCTTCTTCCAACGACGAACTGCGGCGGCGTGTTTACGCTTACGTTTAGTAGTGGGTTTTTCGTAGAATTCTTTAGCACGTAGATCCTGTAATAGTCCGCTTTCGCTTACTTTCTTTTTGAGTTTGCGTAGTGCTTTATCTATATGATCGTTAGGTCCAACTAGAACTTTATTTCCGAATGGTTTGCCTGGTTTCTTTTCAAAATTAGTTGCCATAGTGTGTTATTTAGTGATGTTGGGTACACGTAGAGCAAAATAATCAAACAGGGTGTGTACCTTATTTGCTTCGCTTACGTAGACTTTTGGTCCATAGTAGTATACGTTATCCTTAACACATAAGTCTTCGTTGTCAAAGTCGTTAGTGTTTACGATAACTGCTGTGCTTCTTTCTATTGCTTCATTTAACCAATCTTTATCGTTCATACCTTGGTGATAAAGATAGAAGTTAAAACTTTCGTGATGTTCCTTGGCCATTCTGCCCAACATTTCAATATCGTCAGGGATAGCATCTACTATTGTTACTGTAGGGAAATCATCGTCTACAAAATCTGGAGGAGTAATAAAATTGCTATATGCGGTTTCTTGTTCAATCTGTTCCATGTCGTTTATTGTACTCTTCTATTTGATTAAGTTCTGCTTCGCTTAAATCATCTAGATCATATTCACCAGAGTTCAGTTTATTGATCAGATGATGTATATATGCCTCGTTATAACTATACGTGTCCGTTGTCGACTTGTCAAGCTCTATCCACTTCTTTTCATTCCATTTATATAACCTACTGGGCAAGTAATCTGTCCGAATAAACATATCACCTTTAGCAGGATTAAGTGGAAACTTGTCTCCAAATCCACATTGGTTAGTTACTAATACTTCGTTGTCTGCTTGTATCTTAACACTATAAATTGGTTCGCTTGGATGTAGTCCTTTAAATGCATCCCAACTATAGTTCTTGTTCTTAAACCTTACTACACGATCTAATCCACGCTGTACTGCTATGTTTGGATCAGTTGCTTCGTCTTCTGATATTTCTAACGGATCAGCAGGCGCAACGACAGGCTTGGGCTTATACTTGTCTAATTCATCAAGTGCCCAATCTAATCGTTGTAGTGCTAATCTGTATCGGTCCCAGAGACGAGCAAGTGCCTCTTGGTTATCATTAGGCATTAGATCCTAGTCGTGCTTCAATTTTAGCCTCAAGCTCGGCGATGTCGGCGGGGGTTGAAAAGTCAAGATCCAAATCACTTTTAAGTGCTTGGTTCTCATCAAGTGCTTCATCAAGTTGTACAAGTGCGGCTCTATAACGAGCCCATATTGCATCTATTTCCTGTTGTGGTTTAGCCATTATTTTTCTTCCTTAGTTTTTCTCCAATGTTCTGCTCCATACGAGCTACATCTTCGGGTTTGTCGGTTTTTAAGTTTGGTTCCACAAATACTTCTTTAACTACGACTTCGTGTGTACCATGTTCTTTTAAGTTACGTACCCACTCAAATTGCTTTGTGCTGGCAAGAATAAGTGTAAGTGCTAGTGGATCAAACACAATAACTAGCAATACAATAACCCAACGTATTGCGTGTTCTAGTGTAGTAGCATCTACTCTATCATCATATATAAATGCGGCTATGTACTTGATTGGTCCAACTTCTGCTTCAAGTTTTCT